CGTGAGAGAGCCCGGCGTGCTCAGCAGGATCTGGCTCGGATCGTAGGTCTTCGTGATCTGAAAAGTCCTTTCCGAGCCATCCCCGACACCCAGGAATTCATTTTCCAACTGAAAATCGCCCCAGTCCTTGAATGGAAAGGGGTACAAGTTTCCGAAGTGCGCGCGGAACATCGCGACGATCGCGCGGAACGTCCCGCTGGTTTCTCCCCTGTCGAGCACCGCATACGAGATGTCCCATTCGCCGCGGCACTTGGCCCAGACGCGCACACGTTGCTCGACGCCGGACACGGCTTCCTGAATGACGTTCTGGTAGCTCGGGCCGCCCACCATGCCGCGCTCAACATCGGGCGGCAGGCGATAGGTCGGGAATGCCATCGGGTCAGCCGGCGGTCATGCGGCGCAGTTCCTGCGCCTTTTGGAAACTGGTCTGCCGCAATGCGGCGACGGTCCCGGCATCGGCACTGCCCTGCACGTTGATCGTGACCTGGATCGGCCGCTGGTTGCTGTTCGCCGCGCCCTTGATCTCGACTGGAATCTTTCCGCTTGGCACCGGAACGTAGGCCTCCGGCACGCTGCCCTCGCCATAGACCGCAACCTGCGGCGACGTTGCCATGCCGCCGCTCTGATAATGGCGCAGCGGCAACGCGCCGTATTGTGACATGATCCCGCCGCCGGCGAATGCGCGGAAGCCCAAATGCGTGCTGCGCGGATCGCTGCTGTAGAACGGCGACAGCACATCCGTCATTGCCGATGTCGCCCCCGTGTTTTCGTCCGTAGCTTTGGTCAAGTCGGCGATCTTGTCGCCGAGCTGCTTGAGCAGCGGCGCCGTCTCGAGCGTCAGCGGACTGGCCTGCAATTGCCCGAACATGCTCTGATAGGCACTGATCTGCTGGTCCTTCGGGAGCAGATCGATCGCGCTGGAAAGCGCCGAGACCTTCTGTGTGTCTGACGATCCGCCGGTAAATAGCCCTTGCGTGCCGAGCATGCTGCTGACGGCTGCGCCGATGTTGCCGCCGGAAGTCGCAAACGCTGCGTTGAATTGGTTGGTGAAGTTCTCCATGCGGTGTTGTTCGATATTGGCCAGGTATTCACCGGTCGCCTGGATTGATTTGCCAATCGTCGCCATCTCGAGCGAGCCCGTCGATTGGTAGCCAGCCGGATTGAACTGGGTCCATTCCCCGCCCGCCTGCCAAACGTTTTTGCCGGGCGTGCGATCGCCAAGCATCGTCGGGACGAATCTCAGCGACTGCATCATGGCTTCGTATGCTGCAGCAGCGCGGGCGGCCTCTTCAGCAATCTGCTGGGTTATACGCCGTGCCTCTTCAAGTGAAACAGTGGTCCGATTGATGGCGTCGTTCGCCTCGTCCTGTTGGACCGACCAGCTCTTAGTATTGTCCGCAGCATCCTGCGTCGCGCGCGCGTTGGCCTGCATTTGCGATGCGATGGCGCCCGCCCTCGATGAGTCGACGCCCTCGTCGACCAGCTTGTTGTATTCCTGCCGCGCCCTGATGCGGCCCTTCTCCTCTTCGGAAGTGGCGACTATCAACTCGTATTCGTTTTGCAAATTTTTCAACTGGCGATCGGCCTGTGCATTGACCTGCGCCAACGAGATTGCGCGCTGCATCTCGGCGACCGCGATTGCTTCAGTCAGCGACTTACCCCGATCAAGCAAGGAGTTGATTGTCGCATAGTACTGCGCCTCGATCTGCTGCTGGCCGGTGATCGCTTGAGCAATCGACAATTGATCCTGCAATTTATTGAGGACAAGCGCGGTTGAAACGCCCACATTGCCCCATGATTGCGAAATTGCAAGAACCCGTTCGTTGTATCGTTCGGCTTCCTCTTTGGATTCCTTCAGTTTCAGCAATTGCACTTCGATGGCATTTATTGCCGCCTGGTTTTCTCCCCCAAGCCCTTGCCGCCCCGAAATGCGAGAATCCTCCTGCGCCGCCTTCAATCGTCCCAATGCCTGTTCAAGAGCCTGGATCTGCTGAACCTGCGGGATGACAGAGCGCACGACATCGTCGGCCGCGATCGACAACTGTTTGAAGGCGGTTTCTGTGAATGCGGTAGCCCTTGCCGTCTCGCGCATGTTTTCGAGCAGCCGTTCAATCTCCTCATTTATCCTCTGAATTTCCCTGGCGTTGCCCGGCTGATTCATCAGCCCACTGCCGGTACGCGGCTGGTCCCGACGCTCTATCAGTTGCTGAAGCTTTTCTTGATCTGTCGGCGTGCTCAGCACTTCCTTGCCAACGGCATTCTTGAACCGCTCGACCTGGTTGGCGACTGCAGCCCATGCTTTCTCGAAAGGTCCAAGCGTGTCCGTTGCCGCCTGGATGGTCGGCGCAAGATTGCGCAACAGAACTGCTTGCGCTTCTTGCAACTGGTTCTGGTTCACGAGCGTGATGATGTATTCGCGCGTCTTGCCATCAAGGAACCCGAGCTGCTTGTTCAGTGCATCGGCGCCGCGCACCGGATCAGCCAAAGCCGCGGCCAACGTCTTTGCAGCCTCCTTTGCGTCCGTTCCTGTCACGATCGCAAAGTCATGGGTCACCGCAACCGCAGCCTTGATGTTGTCCCTGAAGATCACACCAGTCTTGACAAACTCAAGCGCGGCCTCGCGCGCCTGCCCAACAGACAGCCCGAACGTCGTCGCGCCAGAACTCGCAAGCTCATTGATGTCCTTGGCGGTAAGACCGGAATTTTTTCCAATCCCGATGAGCGCCCGCTCGATGTCGCGCTGAGCGTCGGCCCAGTTTGCGGCGGCATAAAGCGCACCTGCACCAATCGCCGCGATACCGGTCACCACGCCTGCCGTCGAGGCGACGAACCGTCCAGCCCAACCGATGGCCTGGGAGAACATCTGGCCCACCGTTCTGTTGCTGCTGGCGAACACATCAACGATCTGTGCCCCCTGCTGAACCAAAACCGTGAACGGAGATTGACCAGCCTGGAGTGAGACGCCCACATCCGCAAACTGACGTGACAGGTTCAGCATCTCGGCAGCGTTGCGCGAGGACTGCTTGGTCAAGGCGGCAGACGACGTAGTGACGCGATCAATATGCGTAACCGTGGTCGCCGCTTCCTTGCCCATCGCGGACATGCCAGAGATCATCTTCTGGCTCGCCACGGCGCCAACGTCACCCGCCGCCGTCATGCCCGATATCAATTTGGCTGAGCTCTGAGAGACCTGACCATATCGCTCGCCGAGCAGCTTGAGCCGATCCGCATGCTGATCAGCAGTGATCACTTGCTGCTGCAGCGCTTGAGCGGATTGCCTCGACAGGCGCGCATAGTTGTCCTGCGCACGCGCCGCTTCATCGAGCCTGAGTCCCGTATTCTTCCAGGCCGCCTGCAAGGAAGTCTGGCGCTTCGTCAGGTCATCCGAGACAACCGCGACATTCTGCTCCGCTGCAGCAAGACCCTTCAAATCGGCAGTGAGCTTGTCGAGCCCCTCGGACGTGCCTCTGAAGCTTATGGTGCGGATGACGTTGTCGGCCATTACGCCCTCCGCTTAGCTGCGCCACGCATCACGCGCTTGACGCCTTCAGGGTCCGTCGCCTTGGCGACGTCGGACATTACCGGACCATCTTCCCTGCGGCGGCTCAGCATGGCCACATAGGCGTCGTCGATCCTGCGGATGATCGCCTTGGCGCGATCGTATTCCGTATCGTGCAGATCCAACTCATCGCGCAGATATTCCCTGATCTTCAATATGGGAATCGGCCCGACCACCATTCCGAGTTGCCGTTCAGTGCCCAACTCCCAGAACGCATTCCACAGCCAGGTCAGATGCGGCTCGATCTCGGGCCGATCATAAAATTCCGGCGGCGCATCCCGGCCGCGCCCGGCCATTAACTCCCAATGCTCGATCTGGCCGCCCCACCGATGCTGCCATCGCAGGGCGGCGATCAGTTTTTTGCGTCTTCCTCGAGCTCGTCCTTGCCCTGCTGGGCAACGACGCTTGCCGCATGGACGCAAGCCCACACGAATGATTCGTATTGCGCATCGGCCAGAAGCTGGCTGGCCGCTTCCTTCGAATACGGCACCAACTCGCCTGTGCCGTTCTCGATGCCGCGCCAGTCGAGCAGCGAGCAGTCGCGCACGAGAATGGCATTGATGCGCAGCCGGTCCTCGGGCTCGAGCCCGTTGGTCCTGCGCTGGCGCGGCACCGCGATGATGAGCTTCTGCTCTAGCTTCGCCCAGTCCTTGTTGCCCATGCCGCGAACCTTCAGCGCGAGATCCCCGCAATCGGGAATATTTGTCACCCACGCGCCCTCTTCGCGCTTCTTCAGATCGATCTTGTGGTCGCTTAATTTCATGACACCTCTCTGTTGCAAAAGAAAAAGGGCGGCATTGCTGCCGCCCGCCTGTAGCCCGCCGCGCCGGATATCAAGGACCGGCAGGATCAATTGTGATCGCGCTGTTGACACCTATGTTGAAAGCTTTCCGCCGGATGTTGTCGTTGGTGCCGAGCCGCAATTCGTTCGACATCACCAGCCCGCGAAAATACCAAATCTCTGGCGTCCCGTAGGCAGGCGCCGGAAACTCGACCTTGAAGGCATAGTTGTCGACGGTCTTCTCGGCATTGATCAGTGCCGTTTGCCCGGTATCGGACGGGACCGAATCGAAGCAGATCACATTCATCGTGCCCGCATTGCGCGCACCCTTGGCCTTGCGGATGCGGCTGTCGCCGATCGCCGCCCCGGTGACCTCGGTCGACACGTCGCCGACGTTGCCGAGGTCCTCGACCTCGCCAACCTCCGTGAAGGTCAGAGCCTCATATTCAGCCACCGTGTCCACCGTTGACGCCGCAGCCGCCGCCGAGATGAAGAATTTAGAACCAGACGTGGTTTGGATATCGCCAGCCATGGCGCATCTCCTGTGCTGAGAATGGCCGGCTCACGCCGCGCCCAAGCTGCCGCCCATGCAGCGGGAATAAAAAAACCCGCCAGTGGGCGCTGGCGGGCGACGAACGGGTTAGGGGTTAAGTTTCAGTCAGTCGTCGTAGAACTGATACCGGTAGGGGACGATTACCGAGAGCGAGAACCAGTTGCCGTCATTCGACTCTTCTTTGACGATCGGCGGCGAGGGTGTGTACGTCTCGATGTCGTAGAACTTGCGATCACGAAATATCGCAGCCAGGTCGTCGGCCAGGCTGAGCGCGACGGCCATCTCGACACTGCGGCGAACGTTGAGCACAAACCTTGCCGCGCCTTCCTCGAAATAGTGCCGCCCAATTACAGGCTTGGTGCCGTTTACCACCGGGTACTGGATGATCACAAAGGCATCGACGCTGTTGTCCGGTTGCCCCGACACGATAGCCGAGATGACCGGCGGATCGTTCAGCGTCTGCTCGTAATAGCGCGCCTGAAACGCAGCCTCGACCGCAGCGGATGGCATGTCAGCCCAGCCTTACAATGATCGCCGGGTTGCGCAGCTCGGATCGATCGCCGGCCTTGCCGCCGATGATCTCACCGCTGATTGCGGTTCTGTAACTGAACGTGATCTTCGCAACATTGCCGAATCTCCGCTGCGCCAACGTCGCGACTGCCTGATAAACACCGTCCGGTGCCTGCGGCGACAGCCCGCGCTCGATCTTGCGCGAATATGGCTGGATATTGAGGAACACATATTCCTCGGCCGGCGGCGCGTTGTTCGGATTCTCGGTATCGACACCGTCCGCGAACAGTTCGTGCGAACTGGCATAGCGCCCGGTCAGCACTGGCGAGTGCATCTGCAATTGCGTCATGATCCAGGCGAGCGCCTCGTTCACCAGATGGAACTCAGCGCGGATGACACCGTCCGGCTTGACGCTGGTGAGCGGCGCACCTTCACGGTTGTCGACATAGACGTCGTAGGGAGGCACGCGGCCGAGCGCCCGCTTGTTGATCTGCTTGGCGTCCTCGATACCCTCGGCTGCAAATGCGGCCAGCATTGCAGACTTGGCTTTCGGCCCGAGATCCTCCGCCATCATCAGTTCGAGCTCGCGGGAGATCGGCGGCGGAACGCGGACGCTCAGTGCCATCACGCCCTTACGGTGAGTTCGTAGGCCACGAGCACGCCCTCGACGCGGCGCGCCTGCACCTCGTAGATCGAATGCTCGATCCCCTGCTGGTCGATGAGGTAGTCGCCGATCACGACGTCGGACGGCAGGCCCGCGGCAAACAGATCCGGCGCGTAGATGATCGCGGTCAGATCCTGCTGCGCGTAGCCGCCGGTCAACTCCTTACGCGCGGCATTGGAAGAGGCATTGAGGCGGCCGACGGTCGCGAAGCTCGCATCGACCCTGCCAGTCCCGGTCCCAGTGATCCGGCGGATGCTGACCGGCTCATGCAGGTTTTCCCGGTAGAGCGCCTGCGTCCGGCTCGCCAGCGTCATGCCAGCACCAGTCTGCGGTAGCCATCCCGCAGAAGACCAGTCACAATGTCTTCCGGCACGATGACATCAGTGGCGGTCTGATCGACCCAACGCTCGATGCTCACGACCCCCGGAATCTCTATACGCCGCTCGGTCGGATCTGCTCCTGATGTCCCATAATAAAGGCCGGTGAGACGCGAGGCGTACCCCTTCAGGGTAGCCGGAACCGTATCGTAGCCGGCCGCATATTCGACGGTCACCCGGCCGGCTGGCCACCAGATCGCCTCACCACTCGATATGCGCGTCAGCGAGCCCTCGGCAACATCGAGTTCCCAGCCATCCGTCGACAGAGAGGTCGAGCCCTCCATCACCGAGATGATCTCAAGCACGGGCCAGCGGGCGAGGAACAGTGTTCCGTACTGGTAGCCCGGCTTGACCCGAAGCGTCTGCACGAACGTTTCGGCCTTGAGCGTGAGCGGCGCCTCGCCGCGCAGAGGCAGCAAGGATATGTCGTAGCCGGCCTTGGCGAGGCCACAGGCGCTGGCCAGCGCGGTCGCTGCCTGCAGGCCCCAGGTCGCCAGCGCGGCATCATGGCTGTCGTCTGTTGGATCTAGACCAGCCGCAACGCGCAGTTCCTCCTCAGTCAGCAACTGGTAGTCCTCGGCGGGTTCGGTGACGGTCAGCATCCGGACGACCTCTTGAATGCAAATGTCCCGATATCCTCGCGGCCGAGCTCAGTCTCGACATTGCTTTCCGACACCAGATCGAAGCCGCACTGCTTCATCGCGTAGATCAGCCCGTCACGGGAAAAATACCATACGTGCTCCTGTGGCCGGAAATGCTTCGACCGCAGCACGTGCTCGGCATCGCGGAAGATCGGCAGCGAGACGAACAGCCACTTGCGCACATTGGCGAGCAGTGGCCGGTAGTCCGGAATGTGCTCGAGCACATCCCACAATGTGACTGCTTGCACCGGAACTCGGTATGGATCGAAGAGTATTCTTCGTTCTTCCAGCCACCCGATGGCAGTCGGATTCACATCGTAGCCGTAGGTCGACCTTTCCCCCCGGTATTCGATGAAGGCCCCTGAGCCGATGCCGACATCCACGAGCGGACCTCGATAGTGCTGATCGACGAAGTCGACGCGCGCCATCATCAGCGCCCGCCCGAGCGGCGTATGAGCATCGCGATCAAACCGGGCAAAATACTCGTCATCGTAGGGTTCGATGCCAGCCGTCACCGGGTAGTGGCCGATGCCGATCTCTGCCCACCACGTCAGGCGGTTCGCCGCCAACTCCGCGGCAAGCGGGAACTCGCCCCGATGCTGTCTCGGCAATTGAACGACCTCATGCATCAACAGGCACCCGTTCGAACGCCAGCCAACTATTCTCGACCCGGTAGATGTCGGCGCCCGCCTCACGCATCTCATCGAGCACGGGCTTCACTTCCACGATTTCGTCATTGTAATCATGCCAGACGATCATCCCGCCCGGCCGCACCAGCGCCCGCGCCAGCATGGTGTCGTGCTCAACCGCCGCGCGGCCGTGATCGCCGTCGATGAAGGCTACGTCGCACGGAGCGAGATCCTCCGGGGTCAGGTCGAGCGAACCGCGCGGCCTGACGATCAGTTCAAAGCGCGGATCGGCCAGGACCATCTCGCCGGGATTCGGCACGGCATTGTCATCCTGCAACCGCAGGATAGGCCTGTAGCTGAGCGGCACGTCGATGCCTGTGTAGTGCTCTATCCCCGGCACATGCGCCATGATCGCCTTGGCGGTACGGCCGACATTGACCCCGAACTCGATCACACGCTTCGGCCACACGGTGCGGATGAGCGCGATCAGCGTCTCCAGATCCTGATCAGGCATGAACCTCGTCGGCAGCCCGGTCCAGTCGATCGGCTGCACGTCCAGCGGCGGACCAACGGGCAAACTGACCGACGGGGTCTTCGATCGTCTTGTCACAAGCATGCGCCATATGCGTGCATCGGCAGAGCCTCTCCGGAATGGCAAACCCGATGCGGCTCAAATCGAGACGCGGGTCGGTGATGATATCCGGTGCGTTGTGGCCGCCGTTCCCGCCGAGCACGACGAACAACCGGTTCTTGAGCGCAAGGCTTGCGGGCACGATCCACCCAACGCCGCCAATCGCGATATGCGCGTCACGTACCAGTGCAAACAGTTGGCGCACCGGCAGTTCGCCGTGAACGAAATGGTGGTGCGCCGGCGGCAGATTTCCGACTGCCCATTCCTGGCCAGCCTTGAGGGAGGCCACCGCGACCACGGTGTGGGTAGCCATCAGCTCTTCCGCCAGCGCGTTCACGTATTCCGACTTTGGGTTGCGTGCCGGATTTGTCCATTCGGAGCGCAGCGTGACCGGCCGGATGACCGCCACCGGACGCTCCGACCTGACCGGCGACGGCCCCATATCCGGCAAGACAAACAACGCCGGATCAAACCGAACGCCCAGCCGGATACCCCAGCGACTCTCCAGCGACCGGATGATCGAGCTGGCGGCGATGTTGCCGTAGTGGAGCGGCAGCTCGCGGATAGATCGCGGCGGCTGCGCCCAGCGGTCCTGCGACTGCAATGCGATGTTGTCGTTCTGCGTGCGGAGCTTGCGCTGTCCGAGCACGAACCGCACGTCGACGTCCTCGTAGAGTTCCGGCCAGGGCGTGTCGAGCCAGAGTTCGTATTGCGATGCTGCGGCGCGCACGAACGGCTGTTGGTATACGTTATCGCCCATACCCCAGGGTCCCCGAATGAGGATCGGGCCATTCACGCCGCGGACCAAGAGCGTTTCACGTGAATGCTAACGGAACCTCACCGGCTCAGGCGTGCGCTTCTCTTCCGGCCGGGAGTCGCGGCCATCAGCGCCACGCTTGGCGGCTAGTTGCCAATCGTCGGTACCAGGCCTTGCCGTGGTGTCGACCTTGGCAATATGAAGCGAACCACCATGCGTAACGGCATCGCCGGCGACATATGCCGTTTCCTGTTTCCAGACACCGTCATAGAGCACGGTCGCCGTCTTGATCTCATGCACCTTGCCGCCGAGCGACCAACGCAGCGTGCGCCCGCCATCCGGCGTCGTGACCGATGAGCCCTCGATCATGCGCTCTATCCGCTGGTCGATGTATTCCTGCAGAAGCGTCAGATCGGCTGCGTTGCGGCCGGGTTCGCCCTTCTGACCCGGCAAGCCGTCCTTGCCATCCGCGCCGGCCGGACCATTCTTGCCCAGCTCGCCCTTGTCGCCCTTGTCGCCCTTGTCGCCCTTTTCTCCCTGCAGGCCGCGCTTGCCTTCCGGACCAGTCTCGCCCGCCGGCCCAGGAACCCGCGCCAGGGCACGGACCTCGGTGAACAGACGCTGAACCAGCGCAAAGTAGACGCTCAGCGCCTCAGTTAGTGTGTACTGCGGTGCGGGAATGGTCGGAGGATCTGACATTCACGCACCCTCATGCCGCCAGGAGCCAGGCCAGGATCGCGGCCTCATCGTCGTCTTGCTGACCGACCGCCGAACCCTTGAGCCGGATCGTCGCTGCTACTGTGCCGTAGACCCCGGCAACGCCTGCACCTGATGCCGCCGCCGCCTTGAGCACCGCGTGCGCTTGGCCTGCCTGGCCGCGACCGCCGACCGCCGCCGCCTTGATAGTACGCAGTTGAGCCGCACTGCCGCCTACGACACCAACTGCTCCGACCGAGGTGCCGGCGAGGACGGGGAGCCTTTTGACATCGCCGGCACCAACGGCGACGACGAGGCCATGAGCCTCGCCCTCAAGCTCGGGCAGGATAGCGTAACCGATACCATCGACCGGCGGCGGCCGATGCGGCTCTGGCCGCCAATGGCCACCAATGGCAGCAGAGACCGGCGGTGCGATCTCGCCGGTAACCTCGCCTGCGCCTGAGATCGTGGCAGCGCCGGCAACCAGCGCGCCAGTGCCAACGACGGCGCTTTCCTCGAGAACAACGCCTTCGCCTATGACCGCCGCCGGACCAGTAACCAGCGCACCCGCGCCGGTCGACACGCCCAGGCCCGCGCCTGCGATGGCCGCCGCGGCAGCTTGCAGCGCGCCGCTGCCAGTAGAAGCCGAGACACCGAGCCCTGCTGCCGTAGCCGCCTGCGCCGCCAGCGCACCGCTGTTTGCAGCAGCAGTTGTACCTGCGCCGGCGACCGCTGCCGAACCTGCAACGAGACTGCCGGTGCCCGTCGAGACTGATGCGCCCGCACCGACGACAGTCGCTGCGGCTGCCTGCAATGCGCCGGTGCCGGTCGAGACCGACGAGCCCGTGCCGGCAACCGCCGAGGCCTGCGCGGCGAGCGCGCCAGTGCCGATAGAGGCAACAGCGCCAACACCCGATGCGGTCGCAGCCTGCTCAACCAGTGCGCCCGCGCCGCTCGATGCCGAGGCGCCTGCGCCGATCGCAGTTGCTGCCTGCGCAACCAGCGCGCCAGCCGCCACCGACGCCGAAACACCGGCCCCGCTGACAACCGAAGCGCCAGCAGCAAGAGCGCCTGTGCCGGTGGCCGCTGCCGCGTCTACGCTGCCCGATCCACTGACCGCCGCCGTTTGCGCAGCAACCGCACCAGTACCACTGGCTGCCGCCGAAACTACGTGACTAGACGGGAACCACCTTCGCCGTAATCTGCTTGGCGGCGCCAGGCTGAAAAAGATAGGCACGTATTAGCCTTCTTCTTCGATCCAGGCCGTTCCTGAGAATGTCATGTCGTCCACTAGCGTAGTCTCACACCGGATCACCAGCCCTTGGCCGTTGACCGCCGATGGTGCGAATTGATCGTCAGGATACCAATGCTCGTATGGCGTGTTGCGCTCGTTCCAGCCGAACTCATCCAAAATTTGCGACGTGCCGGTTGCTACCGTCGTGTCGTTGGTGCGCGCCGTGAAACCCCACACGATGTCAGCCGATGACGCATTGGTTGTCGCCGCTGCTACCGAATTGCCCCCCGAACCCACCGTATAAGAAGTCGTGATACGACGCACGGTGATACGCAAGTTCTCTTCCATCACGTCGCCAACCTCAGAAGTCTGTCCGAGCACGAAAGCCCGCAGGCATATCGGCTTGTTGGCAGCAGCTTGAAACGACCAGATGTCAGTATCGGTCCCCGCCGCAGTGATAGTGCCCGTAAACGGGACGGCATAGATGCGACTCATCGCATTCTCCCAGAAACGGCAAAGATTTTGCGTGGCGACTGGAACGGCGGCATGGCCTTTGCTGCTGCCGCAACCGAGCGCACAATGTACTCATTATGGTAAAGTATCCCGCCATTATTCATCATATACGGAAAGACGACGTTGCTGCCGCGTTGGTAGATCTTGCCGCAACGCGAAAGCGCTTCCGAGGTACTACCAATCGGGCCGATACTCGTCGCAGTTCCCCATGTTGCTCCGTTGTCGGTCGATGCAACAACGTAAAGATTGTTGTCGGAATTATGCCTGTACAAGGCGTAAACATTGGTGCCGTCATTGAATATACCAACCGGTACCACACTGGTCGTAGCAATGGTCGAGGACGACAACGTCGGTGTATTGCCACTATCAAACCGAACGGCGGAAGTCGTGGCCGATGTGGATCCTATTCTGATCGTGCCGACGATTTTCTGGGTACCAGCATTGTTGTACGACACTGCCTGGGTCGTTGGGCTCACGCCAGCCGCCAACGTGAACGGCAACAGTGTACTCGCCGTCTGCAATACATTGGCGGCCGACAAGGTTCTCTGATTTATACCGACAAAACTGGCAGTCGGAGTGAAGTTCAGGAAATGTACGACATCGGAAGCGGCCAAGACCGCACCCGGTTGGATACTGTCCTTTGCAGTGTTGGTATCGACCTGAACCGCCGCCGACCAAGTGTTTACGCCCGTGCGCCGTTGGTAATAAATCCGGGAATATGTGTTGGTGACCTTTGTGTTTACACCGTTGTAGAAGGCGACAACCTCTCCGGTAGATCTGACCACCAAAGAGCAGCCCCAGCCGGACGTTGCCAGTCCTGTGATGACGGAAGCTGCGGCAACCGTTTCTGTAGTTGTCAAAAACGTATCGGTTGCCATGTCGAACGAAACATACTTCGTAGCAACGCTCGTCGACATCGTGCCATCCAATACAAGCAGATGGATGACATCGGCAACCTGATAACCGGCAAGCACCAGGATAGCCGTCGTAAACCCAGTCTTGGTCGAGATGCTCGACCAAACGATATCAGGAGCGGTCGATTTATACGCTTGTAGCGTGGTGGCGGTGGCACTGTCGCGACCAAAGAAATAGTAGTTGCCTCCACTTGATTTGTAGGGTCCGACGCATGCGACCGCCGTCGAAATGCCGCTGACGCTGAGGGGAAGCGCCATTTACTTCAATAGCTCCCGCCCCCGATCGAACAATGCTTTGATCGCGGCATCATGCTTCATCAGATCACGGCGCTCGTTTCTGGTCTTGCTTCTGAAATAGTCGCGGCAATCGAACATGCGGCATTCGTAGGGCGCGCGATCCCAGATCGTACAGCCATCCTTGCCAAGATAGCAGCAATCACCGTTCGGCAATCTGTCGAGGATCAAGTAAGGTTGCCGACCCGGCGTGTAGCAGGTCGCGGTCTGATACGATGCAACATCGTCTCCCATCTCGGGACGCAGCGGCACCATCAATCGGCAGCACAACCGACAACCGCCGCATGGCACGCTTACCCTCACAGCGGCGCGGTGTAGGTCAGGTTGGTGATCGATACCTGCTGGCCCGCCGAGATCACCACCGAATTAAGCGTGATGTCGCCGCCGCCGCCGGTCGCCGTCACCGAGCACAGCACGATGGCCGTGCCGCCGCCCTGGCGAAACTCAGCCTTGGCAACCGTGCCGCCGACCGCGCTGCTGTCCGCCGTGATCGCCGAGGCTGTCGCAACACCGGATGTCGCTGCGCCGAACGCTGGATTGGAGAACGTCAGCGTCGCGACGGTGGTGCCGCCCGATGTCTGCATGATGATCTTGCCGGGCGGCGTGTTGAGATCGATCTGGTCAACGACCGTGTCAGCTAAAAGTGTTCGAATAGCTACCGGGTGTGTTACGGCCATCTGCTATTCCCTCCCGGTAACTTTAGCCGCAGGCCCGCCCAACTCCACAAGCCCGTCCACAATCCATTGCGGGATCAGTTCGATCAGCCTGCGATCGCCCGGTCGCGTCTCGTAGCTCAGGCCAGCAACATACTGGCTCTCGGTTGCTTCCGAATAGAAATCCTGCAGCGCCGTGAAACGCATTACGGCATCGCTAGGGTGAACCGGCTGATCCGCACCGGCCCGCCGCGAAAGATGCTGGTGGTATTCAGCCGGATCACGCCGTCGCCGTTCTCGTCCGTGACATCGCAAGAGAACACTTCGCTGCCATCCGATCTAAGGATGCGCGCTGTCGCGGCCTGGCCGCGTGCCAGCGCAGCGTCTTCCTCTTTGATCGTGTTGAGTATGACCTGGCCGCCTTCAGCAGGCTCTGCCGCGGGATTGGAGAGCTTCAGGACCGCGAGCACATTGCCCGCAACGGAGAGCAGTTCGATACTGCCGCCATCCATCGAGCCGGCAAGCACATCGAGCATCGCGTTGCTCGTCTCTTCCGAGAGATTGATGATCACGCTTGCTGCTCGTCATAGATCAGCGTGTAGCCGCCATTCTCGTTGCGCTCGATCCGGCTCGGTCGGGACGGCGGCAATGGAGTAGCCGGCCGTGGCGGTTCATTCTGCAGCACGATCGGCGGCGACTCGTGCAGCAGATGGATGGCCTGCTTGACCTGTTCGGCGAGTGCTGGCGGCACGAGGGTAAACACCTCGCCGGCATCGCCCTTTGGCCCCGCCGGACCTTCCGGCCCTGGTGGCCCTTCCGTTCCTGCTGGCCCGCTTTCACCGGGATCGCCCTTCTCGACCGGCCGCGCTTCAAGCTCGGCCAGGCGTGCGGCGAACGGAGCCACTGCCTCAGTGACGACCTCGCGCACGAATGGAACCATGCCTTTCGCCAGGGCGTCGATCTCGCTGTCATGCATCATGCTGCCTCGCGATGCGCCTTCAGTGCCAGATTGAAGCGCTGCGACATGGCGATGAGTTTTGCCGTATCAGGCGGCGCATCCGCCGGCTTGTCGGCTGCGGCAACCGGCGGCGATGCTGGGGTGTTCGGCGCGAACGGATCAGCCTGCGCG